ACCTCCAGGTCCTTCAAATTGTTCTGGAGGAGCGTATGTTTCAGATAACAATTTTAGTATATCTTCTTGTAATTTATCTTTTTGTTCGCCTTCTCCTACTGCTAACTTTTTTTGTTGTTCTTCAAGTTCATCAGCACTTATAAAATCTTTTTCTACATACTGCTCATAATTTGTTTTTATGTCAGGGGTAAAAACATTAGAAATGTTTCTTTGAACGTTTTCTAATTGTTCTTCAAGCTTATCAAATTCTCCTGTAGGTAAAAATTCAGATTTTTTTAATTTATTAAATATATTTTCTAAACTAAAAATATTTGCAATATTTTGTCTATCTTTTTGAGAAATATCAAAAATACTCATTATTTATATAACCCCTGTAGTGTTGCAGCAGCACCTATTCCTTGTAAAAAAGGATTTGGACTAGGTTCAACGGCTCTTGTAAATTGATCTAAAGATCCAGCAGATGGTGATCCAGATACAAATTTTTGACCAATGCTTAATGGTGCTAAAACCTCTTGGAGTGGCAACAAAGCAGTGCCTCTTTCTGCATCTAGTTTAGTTTGTTCTAATGCTTGTCTTTGTGCTCCAGCAGCTGATTTAGTTGCTAAATCTTGTGCTCTGAGTGTTGAATATACACGACCTATATCAGCTTCTGTTCCAGCTAATGAACCTTGTGCAGATCCAACTCCAGCAGCTATCTTAGCTGCATTTAACGCTCTATTTTTAGCTATTTCATCAGCTTTCATAGCTTGTTGTTGTGCAAAATCATATCCTTTAGATAACAAATCAGAAATGGTTTTGTTTTTTGCTTCTTGAACTCTTTTAGCTGTTTCTGCTCTCTGCACGCCAGATCGTGAGCCACCAAAAGTTCCAGCTTGAACTGCTTTTGCATCATCGACTATTCGAGCAAGAGCAGCTTGGCGATCTATTTCCTTAATTGATTCGTCAATTACAGCTTTTCTAAATGGATTAAAAAATTCCATTGTTTGTTTAGAGGGATCAAATTCACCTAGACCTTTACTTTTTTCTTTTGGTATTACTCTTTGCAAATAATCTGTAACACCTCCTAATGTTGTTCTTGCTTGACCAAGTGGTGTGCTTGTATCTGCTATACCCGACTCGTCTGTAGGTTTACCAAAATATTCTTCTGCTCTATCTCTAAAATCTTCACTAGCTAAAGTAGTAAGAACATCTGTTTGTAATTTATCTAAAGGTGCAACTTGAAAGTCTGGTAAACGAAATAAATCTTCTTTAATAAACTGTTTACCAAAATTAGGATTAGGGATTTCATTTCCAAAATTGTCTAATATAAATTGTCTTGTATCTATTCTTGGTTGAATACCACCTAACAAACCACTAAAATCTCTTGGACTAGATGGATCAAATGGATCAATCCTTCTAACTTGACCAAAATTTGGATTTTCTATTTCAAGACCAAAAGTTGGATTAGGTATTGTAAGATCTGGAACACCTTCAACTGGTATTCTTTTCCTAGTGTCAATAACTTTTTCTCTATCATCTTTACTAAAAAATAAAGCATCAAAAATGCCTTTTTCTAAATCTTCAATATAGGTTGGTTTTCTTTGTATTACCTCTTGTCTTGTTTCTTCAACCATTACGCTTTCCTTTCAAGCTTATCCATCATACTATATGCACGATTGATACCCTTATCTATGTCGCCATCTCCTAGACCTTTTACAGCATCTCTTGTTAAAACAAACTCACCAGCCATTAACATAGCTGGAACATCGTCTTTTGTGCCAGATCCTTCAGAGGGATCTATTCCACCATTTCGTCTAGGAAAACTAGCTGTTCCACCATCTTTAAATTCTGTAAGAGGATTAAAAACATCTGAAGATCCAAACTTTCCAAATCTACTTTCTATTTCTTTTACAACTTCTTGTTTTTCTTCTGGACTTAACGCATCAAAAGCTTGTGCTGTTAAACCAACGGCAGCAAGTTGTCCAATCTGTGTATCAAGTAATTTACCTACACGACTTGTTAAAAATTTACTATCTGGATCGATAGCTCTAATACCCTCTCCTAAAAATGTTTTTAGTTCTGTTTTTGGATCTATTTTTTCTGGTCCTGTAAAAAGTCCTCTAATATTTGAATCTTTTGGCAACTTGTTAAATGTAAATCCACCTAATCCACCCAATAAAGCACTTCTAGCTAAATCTCTACCCTTTTGTCCAGTTAACGCACCAGTTGCTGCTGCACCTAACGCACCTTTTGCAGCAGCTGTTAACTGAGGACTTAATTTAGAAGCTATTAGTCCTGTTTTTCCTGCAGCACCAAATAAACTTGGAGATATTGCAGAGCCTAAACCACCTAATAATTTACCAACTACTGGACCTAAAAGAAAAGGAGCTGCAAATCTAAGTAACTTTTTTAAATTAAAAAATTCAGGTTGACCAGTAGCTGGATTAATACTGTTAATGCCAGAACCAACTGTATATCTATCTGGATTTAAGCCTTCTTGTGATAAAGCAGCCATAATACCAGTTTTTAAATCAGGTCTTTTATCTAATACCTCTTGTGGAACAATCATCTCACCAGTAGAAACGTGAGCCATTGTATTGTCACCATATCTACCCATTTGACCCATATTTAGCATTTAATACCTCGATGACTTAATATTTGCGATGTTAACAAACTTTTAAACAGATTACTATAAAAAACTACACTGTAATAGTTACTGAACCAACACTACCAGTTCCAGTTAATCCTTGTGGGTGTGGAACTGTGGATTTTGTTATTTTAATAAAACCATTGTGCTCAAATAATTCTCCTACTTCTAACCCTCTATCATGGTCTTGTAAATTTGTTAAGACCAAACTTGTGTTTCTTCCTTCGCCTGGGTTTTGTATTTGAGTGACATAAAGTGAAAATAAACGAACAATCTCTGCCATATACGTTTGAGAAAATTCCTCTGGAGCACTTGGAAAAAATGGTAAGGTAAGGTTTCTAGACATTATCTTCTTCCATCTGGTCTAATTTCTAATCGAGGTGATCCTAATCGCCATCCTGTTTCAGTTGCAGTAGATGATACTCTTAACGCAAAAGAACGACCTCTTAAACGAATATTAGCTTGATTTGTGTATTGTTCAACAACTGTTGTAGTTTCTTGTGCTGTTCTAGATATAGTTGAGTCATTTGTTTGCAAGTAATCACCACCAGGAAAGTTCCTTGTTTTTAAAGTAAATATTGCATTTGGGTTACTATCTGGTGAGTTCCTAAATGTAATATCTGGTACAAGTTTATTTAATAATAAAAATCTATCACCATCACCTATGTCGATTTGACTTGATTCGATATGAGAGGATATGGCACTTGCAGGCACTGTGCTTCCATCATCAAAACCATTTTCGTGATTAAATAAATAATGGTCTGTACCAGCTGCGATTGGAAACTCATAGATACCTCTATCCATCCAGAAAGTTCTAGCCAGAGAACCAAAATACCATATCTTTTGTTCATAGTTATAAATTACATATTTATTATTCTCTGTGCTATCTGCACTAGGATAAAACCACCAGATTTCAGCAAAAGAGGAATTTACACCTGCTGTTACTTTTTCAAGTTGTTCTCTATTTATATCGCTAAATACAAAATCTTTAACAGAGCATGGTATTCTTTGAACACCACCTTTATAAACATAAAATTCATTTACACCCATCCAGAATACAGCATCTTCTACGGCAACAGGTGATAATGGTCCAGCTATCGTAATATTTTCTGAAATAGCTGTAATCCCAAAAGTAAATGGTGGTCCTATAAACTGCATAGAATGAAGTGATACATCAGTAAAGACAATAATTTCTCTTCTTGTTTCGACAGCAGTAATAATTTCAGAGCCTGAACCTATTCTTAAATCACCAGCAGTATTTGTAGCCGTTGATTCCCAATCAGTAATACTTTCTTGTGAAGAAAAACGTATAAGTAACGGATCTTGCGTACCAATATTAGTTTGTGGATCACAACCAAACGCAATAACGTGTCTATCTCGATCAGAAACAATGACTTGTTTTGCTATCGTTGGAGTAGTATTTGCACCAGAAACATCTTTTAACAACACAGCTCGATTACTTAATCCACCAGAGGTATCATAATAGCCAATAATTCCATCACGAACATTAATAATTAAATCTTCACCAAAGTTATCGTGTGTCCATATACGCATTGACGTTGTTGATAGAGAAACATCAGCGTTTGAGTTCCATGTTCCTCGACCATAAACTCCAGCACCCCAACCAGTTCCTTGAATGGAAACTTCTAAACCTGTGCTTGTTTGATAAGTAGCGACAACTGACCCCCCACCATTACCAGTGTCAGAGGAATTAGCACTAACAGCAGTTGGATTTAATCCAGACGTTGTCGTGATACTTGATATTGTAGCGACTTCTCTAGCTTCAATTGTATAACTGTTAGTATTAACAATACTTGCTATTTGATACTCTTGATTTAAAACATCTGCTGTAATAAGACCACCTAAAGTTGCAGCACCACTGAAAGTAACAAAGTCACCAACAACAGCACCATGTCCATTTTCTGTTACTGTTAAAGTAGAAGAGCCATTTGTTGCAGAAAAGGTGGCATCACCAGCAGAGGTTGTTAATCGAATAGGGGTAATATCATTAAAAGATCCACCTTGGTTTAGATAATATTTTAAATGTGTTCCTACACCTATATACTTAGTTCCATCAAGGGCAACAAAAGGATGTAATCCTCGACAATCTCCTAAAAAAGCACTTTCTGAATAACGTAACCAACCACCTATTTTTTCTGGATATCCAGCTCTAAACCTCACCTTTTCAGAATCAAACCAACCACCCTCATTACTATATGAAGTTGTTTCTCTGTTTACACCAGGTTTAAAGTTTAATTTTGTTAAAGGCATTATTCAGCTGCATATGTTATTTTCGGTTTATTAGTTAAAGATTCTTCATCAAGTAGTTTAAATCCCCTACGTTCTGCAAATACTTTAGAGTCATTCGCCCATCTCTCTGCACAAGCTTCTAACCATCTCATTGTCATTTCATGTGTTGGTTCTTTACCACTCTTAACAATTTCGTTTTCAGCTTCTAAATAATTTACAACTTCAAGTTGTGCTTGAGCACCATTAATCCCTAAATCAAATATATAAATCATATTACCTTCGTCAATCATACCTCCTCTTGGTCGAGCTGAGTTTAAGGCTTGTTTCATGCAAGTCATAATATGATATTTATATTCCTCTTTCTCGTACATTTCTTCTGTAATTTCAGTGACCCCAAGATGCTCAAGCAAACTTTCATATTGATTAACAAAAAAGTTCATCTTTCTTATTGCAGCTTGAACATTATTTTGAGAGTTTGCCAAACCTGTTTGAGCTTCAAATATCTTAACCTGTAGCATCTCTCTATCTAAATCATCTTTACACTTTAATAATTTTCTTTGTTTCTTTTTTATTTTTATCTTTTGTTTTTCCATATTAATTTGAGCTTCTTGCAAAGCACTTTTTGTTTTTTCTATTTCAGCTAAAGAATGTTTGATTGAACGTATTGGTGTAATAGCTGTAACGTCAAGCATAACATTCATAAACTGTGAGTGGGATTTATAAAAATTACTTGATGCTTGTTGTACGGCAGGCATTTTATCTTCTATGTTTTTCAACATAGTTCTATATTCAGGTTTTACATCTGTAAGTGTGTTTTCTAAATTTTTAACAGTTAAACTATTTTTCATACTATCCATCATTTAAGGTTGTTAAATCATTCCATATTGCTGTAGAAGCATCAGCAGGTACAAAATTTTCTTCACTACCATCACTTGCGATTTGCTTCCAACCTTTACCATCACTTGCTGTTGTAAGGTAACTTGTTAAGTCATCTTTGCTAGCTATCTCTCCTTCTGATGTTGATATATCAGCTCCATCATCTGCTATACCAAGCATAACATAATCTCTTGGACTAGCTGTACCACTATCAAAAACAGGGTACATTCCTCCTGTTCCTTGAGGCACACCAAACTTTAAATAAGTTGGTATTGTACCATCTGCTTCTAATCTATATTTTATCACTTTATATGCCATTAAAGTCCTCCATGACTGGCTGAAACAGCTGCTAAACCATTTCGAGCAGCTGATAAATTACCAAAATCTGTTGCATTTCCAGTAGACGCTATAGTTACATATTCAACAATATCAACATTTGAACTATCTGAACCTCCAACTGACAAACCTCTTGTATTGTTAGAAGTTGCACTGTTATAGTGTCTTGCTGAACTTAAATCTCCAAAATCAGAAGCATTTCCAGTTGAAGCTATTGTGACATAGTCAATTACATCAACTTTATCGTATGAATAAGTAGAACTTCTCATCCCACCCATGCTTAAACCTCTAGTGCTTGAACCTGTTGCACCTAAATAAGTACCCTTACCAGTTGTTAAATCACCAAAGTCAGTAGCATTTCCTGTCGATCCTATTGTAATGTAATCTATTACATTAGTAGCATCTCCTACCCAACCACCCATAAATAATCCTCTTGTAGATGAACTTGTTCCAGCTCCACCAAATCTTGAGGCTGTTAAATCACCAAAATCTGTAGTGTTACCAGTGCTTGCTATAGTAATATATTGAATAATATTAGAGTATCCTGGGTTTAGTCCACCTGCAAATACTCCTCTAGTACTGTTACTAAGTGCCATAGGCTGTCTATTTGCTGCTTCTAAATCTCCAAAATCTTGTGAATTGCCAGCGCTTCCCAAAGAAACATATTGCAACTCGTTTACAGAAGAACCACCAGTATTAAGTCCTCCACCCCAAACTCCTCTTGTTGAAGAGGAAAGAGCATCCATGTAATAAACAGCAGTTGATAAATCTCCAAAATCAGCAGCGTTTCCAGTTGAGGCTATGTCAACAAATTCTATTGTATTAACCACAGCAGACTCGTAACCACCACCAAATAAAGCTCTACCAGATGGGGTAGGAACTTGCCAAGTTTCTCCTTTAGTATTTGTTAACGCTTCTTGTATCTGCCACACTCCAGTGGCGGAAGATGATGAAGGTGTTTGTTCGGTAGCTGTTATGTATCCACCTAGATAACGAGTTCCCATTTATTACTCCTTTAGGACAATTCTTCATATGTAACGTGACAAGTTAAATCATTTGCTGCACTTGCTGTGACACCTATAGAAGTGTCTTCTTCTAAATAATAACCCATGTTTTTATCAATAACAACTAAAGTAGCATCAGCAGGAACAGATATTGTTGAAGCAATAAGAACAGGTGTACCTCCTATATTATCTTCGGGATAAATCCCAACTGTAATACTGGCTGCACTTGAACCATCTACGTTTGCTACAACAAGTGAGTTTACTTTGAGTACTTTTCCTGAACTTGCTGCGTTTTCTAATAATTTTGTAGCACTTGTTCCAGTTAGTAACAGAGAATCTGATTTGGCTGTTATCGTTGCTACATTGACTAAATTTGGTGCTGACATTTTCTACTCCTTTTTATCCAAAAACCAAAGCCATAGCGATTGCTTTTCCTGTTGTTGCTTTTGTATCTAATTGCGTCTGTATTGCAGAAGTTACCCCATCGACATAGTTTAATTCTGCTGCCGTAGCTGTAACATTAGTTCCTCCTATATCAAGTGTGGTCATACTAACTTCTCCAGCAACAGTTAAAATCCCATTACCAAGTGTTAAAAGATCTGTATCGTTAGCACCACCAATTGTTCCACCAGATTTAATTACGACATCATCTGCAACAGTAAGCAATCCTGCTGAACTAAGTGTCATCTTTGCTGTTGCAGAAGCAGCAGCAGTTTCAGAAACACCAGTTGTAAAAACAAGTTTAGTAGCATTAGCATCAGCAGCAAACGTACCCTCAGCAATAGCGTGTATACCAGCAGCCACTGTTGCTCCGTCTGTGCCATCACTATCTCCTGCAGCCATCTCAATCGATGCAATTACTTCATCAGCGATTATAGCATCTTCTTCGGATTTTAATTGCAAAACAACAGGCTTATTATCACCAGTGTTAGTATTTGTTATCGTTAAACCAGTATCTGCAACGTGTGTTAATGTTACATCACTATCTGCACCAAAGTTTACAATAGCTCCATCAGATTGAAGTGATAAGTCATCATCGACAAACAAATCTGGTACTGCTAAATCTTGTAAAGCATCAGTTACAGCTGCTCCAGAGCCAGCTCCATCTAAGAAAACAATCTTAACTTGTCCATTTGCTATCGTTACTGTTGCACCAGATCCTTGTTTAATAATAATACTTTGTGATCCACTTGTAGCGTTTTCAATAATATGAACACGTTTCATTGTGTTAGGACCAATCGTGATGGTGCAAGTTGAATCAAGTGTACCAGTATACTTTAAATATAAAGCTCTTGCTTCATCAGCAGAAGCATCAGCAACTGTACTCGTATGAGTATCTGCGTTAGTTGTAATTGCCTCTGTTCCAAAACCTAGTGCCTCACCTATGAGTTCTAAGTTTGTATTTGTTTTAGTACCCCATGTACCAGAAGCTTCTCCAGAGCCTATCTCTTCTAATCTAAGGTTATTGACAAACGTACTCATTTTTTATCCTCATGCTGCTATGTCTGTCCAAGAAGGACTTTGACTTGGTGATATTGTACTAAAATTAGGTGTTTGACTTGGTGATATTGTACTAAAATTTGGTGTTTGACTTGAAATTGTTGCACTCCAAATAGCACCTAGCTCTCCCACACTTGCTGTTCCACTTACTCCAGTTACATTTACTGTTGCTGTACCAGTGACAGAAACTGTTGCACTGTCAATACTTGCTGTCATTTGAACAGCAGTATTTGTATTTGTTGTAAATACATCATTAACGCTTGCTGTGCTAGAAACACCAGTAACACTAAAACTTGTACCAATAGATAATGATACTGTGCCTATAGAACCAGTTGAACCTAATCCATTATTGGTTGTAAATACATCATTAAGAGTTGCTGTACCAGAAACACCAGTGACGCTAACAATAGCGTCACCCTCTAAAACAGCTTGTCCTACAGAAGCTGTGGCAGCGTTATCAATAGATTGCTCACCATCCCATGTACCTGTATTCCAAGTTGTTAGTACATTATCCCAACCTTTATAGGCAACTGTTGTCATTAAGCTATCCTAATTATTGCGTTACTTGCATCAGCAGTTGGAAACACTATTGTAAAATCTCCACTACTTGCTGCTTTATCAGCACCAAAGTCTAACACAGCTACTGATGGATCGCCAGTTGCAGTGTCATTAAATATTAATCCACCTCTAACAGATGATATGGTTACGTTTGAAAAAACCTCATCTGCAAAGTCAACTAAAGCTGTTGTACCACTTGTAGTTGGTGTCACTGGGTTTAGAGCTTGTCCTTTTGCAGAGTAATTTGTACCTGATATTTCGTTACTTGTTGTATATGCAGTTGTTGCTGCTGTAAAACTTGCACTATTATCATATAAGGCAATATTAAATGTATTGCCTGTCGTTGCAGTAAAGTTATGTGTGCCAGTCATAAGTTCTTTCTTAAAAGAAGTACACAAAAAGTTTCCAGTAAAAGCCATCACATTCTCCTTATATATTCAGCTAGTTTGGGGTTTCCTGAATCTTTAATCGCATTATATACAGTAGTTCTATCACTTTTAATAGCCTGACGCATATAAATTGCAATTATTTTTTCCATTTCTTTTCGATAAGCATGAGCTTGATCTCTAATAGCTGGATGAGCATTGTTCGAAATACCTATTAATTTGTTAACACATCTCTCTGCTGTTTCCTCTGGAGTAAAACCTCTATTATCTGTAGTTTCTACATTTACAGAAAAATCATTTGACATTGATAATGAGTTTAACATTATGTTTTAGCCTTTCTAATTGGTCCTAAATAATATTCATCAGATACCTCTTGTGCTTCACCAAGATTTTTAAGTCTACCTAACGCTTGTCCAAATCTAACATTATACATATTCATAATATCTTGTTCGCCTTTCATGTAGGTATAACATTCAACTAACGAGCCGTAAAGTAAAGCATTTTCTGCATTTTCACTTAACCAAGTTGTTGCAGAATCTGCTCCAGAGGTTAAACTTGGTGGATTATAAAAGTAACTTAAATTCACTGTAAACGC